CGGCGTGTAAGAAGCGGATCAGGTCGTCCGGCTTATGGCAAAAACCGGAAATGTGGTGTTCGAAATGCGGGCAGGCGATTGATTGGACGGAGGTGAAAACATGGTAGGAACAAGGGATTACGTGAGCAGTTTGTGTCAGCTTCCGGCGACGGACGGAAATTTTGAGTCCGCGCTTAAGTCAGCAAGCATTGTCGAGATTCAGAGGGCAATCTTCGAAATGCGAAACAGAAACGGGAAAGACAAGGGGAGAATTGCCGCGTGCGAGCGCGAATTGAAACGGAGGGAAAATGGCAGATGAAGAAAAGGCACTTAACGCCGGACGAAATCAAGGAGCAGTGCAAGCGCATTGCCTTGGAAAGCCGTATGGCGGAGATAAGCCCGTGGTCTGCCATGGGAATCATGTGCGGCTACATACTTTTTAAGGCCGAGGGTTTTAAGGCCGGCAGGATTGTAAGAGTCTGCAATAAGATCGACGAATACGAACAGGCGTTTTGGGACAATGCAGAGGTATACGAGACGCAAAAGAAAAGACTGATGGATAAGGCAGACTGGACGATTGAGAACAGGGAGTATACCGAAAAGGACATAAAGGCGAAGAAGGGCACGTACCGTTATTGGATCGATCAACGACAGCTGGATCCCCAGAACAGGATGAACGCACAGGCGACCAGGTACATGACGTTTATGTTCGTTTCCCTGATGGATGAATATGGCTACGGGAAAGCAAGGCTTACGAGGGTGCAGACGGAGATCATGAAGCTGCTTGACGAATATCAGGAGAACAAAACTTCAGTGAAACTGTGGCAAGCGGAATTAAAGGAAGGAACGGGAATAATATACGAGCTGCCAAAGGATCCGCTTACCCAGCGAAGCGGAAGCATGATGACGGGAGCGATTTAATGAGGTATAAGTATCGAGGGATCGTAAAATGCAAGATCTGTGGAAGGGAATTTGAACCTTGGAGCGGCAACCAGGTGTGTTGCTCCAAGGAATGTGCGAAAGAAAACAACCGACGGAGCGTCAGGGCAAGGGCCTTGGCGCTTAAGGATGAAAATAAAGACAGTCAAAAGCAGGCGGAACCGTCCGCGAAAAAACCGTCCATCGCGGAAATAGAGCGGATGGCAAACGCAGCGGGGAAGACTTACGGGAAATACGTTTTGGAGCATGGGCTTTAGGGAGGTGATCGGATGAACGTATCGTCGATCTCAGACGGGGAGCTGTTGCAATTCGCGCTTGATAATGGTATGATTGATCCGGCACTTGTGCGAAAGAAAATCGAAATGCAAAAGAGAGAGGAGTTACTAAAGAAACATCCATATGCCATATGGAAGGGACAAAACGGCAGCTGGTACACTTATTTACCAGACGAAAACAAGGGAAGGCTTTTAAAAAAGAAGAAAAGCCGCGAAGAAATCGAGGACGTTGTCATCGCTTATTGGAAGGAAGAGCTGGAAAATCCAACGATCCGCGAGGTATTTGCCGAGTGGAATGACCGGCGTTTGGAGTTGGGAAAGATTTCAGCGTCCACGCACCTGAGGAATGAGCAGGTTTTTCGCAGGCACTATGCCAAATTTGGCGAGCGCAGGATCAAGGGCGTCACGGAGACGGATCTGGGCGATTTCCTGGAAAGACAGATCCCGGAGCACGGACTGACGGCCAGGGCGTTTTCAAACCTTAAGTCAATTACGAAAGGATTCATAAAGAGGGCGAAGAAGCGCGGCCTGACGTCCATCAACCTAGAGGGAATGCTTCAGGAACTGGACGTCAGCGAGTCGGATTTTAACAGGATTGTCAAGGAAGATTACGAGGAAGTGTTCAGCGAGGACGAAATGCCGGCGGTCATGGATTACCTGACCAAAAATCCAGACGCGCAGAACCTGGGGATCCTGCTTATGTTCCTGACGGGGGCCAGGATTGGCGAAGTGGTAGCATTAAGGCCGGGAGACTTCGACGGAAACACCTTCAGGATCAGGAGAACCGAAACGAGGTACCGAAACGATAAGGGTGTTTATGTCTGCGACGTCAAGGAATTTCCGAAATCCCAGGCGGGGGTAAGGACGGCCATCATCCCGGAGGACTTTGCGTGGGTGGCCGCGGCGATCCGCAGAATGAGCTTCGGTCAGGATTACGCCTTCCAGTCCGATGGCCGGCGGCTCACGGCGCAGTCATTAAGGATGAGGCTAAAGCGCGTTTGCAGGAAGCTTGGCGTATATCACAAGTCGCCCCACAAGATCAGGAAGACATACGGTTCAATACTGCTTGACAACCACGTGGACAATAGGCTTGTCATTGGTCAGATGGGGCATACCGAGATCCTGTGTACGGAGCGGCATTACCACCGTAACCGGCGCAGCGTGGAGCAGAAGAGCCGGATCATCAGCTCGCTTCCCGAGTTCAAGGCAAACTAAAAAGGCAATCGAACAAGCGTTCTGATTACCTTTTTGATTACTTTTGATTACCCTATGTTCGAAAACCCCAGTAAAACAAGGGGTTTCGGAGAGCAGATAACGGGAATCGAACCCGCCTCTGACTGCCCTTGAAGCCTTATAAAATAAGGCTTTTTGATGAATTGTTTTGATTACTTTTGATTACCGGGTAATCAAAACGCCAATTTACAAACACAATCTAAGAGAAAGGAGTATTTCGCACAAGTGCTTTTTTCTCATTCGACGATTAAACCGAACGGAAGCGGTTTAATTTTTTTGCACAAAAATATGGGTAAACGATTTTGATACCCCCCGTCATGCTTTTGCGTGGATGAAATTCTCAAAAAATTTTTGGGGGAAATCGGAGCGGGTTTTGAGCAAAACCACACCGAAAATTTGACTTGTGGAATTTAGCTGGCTAAAGCGTCACGCCTGCGTGGCTGGCGTTTTGTCGATTTTTCGCGCCTTTCGCGGGTCATTTTGTGCCGTCCCTGGCTTTCATTTTCGCCCCGTGGCGGGCCTTTGTGCGCTCGCTCGTGTATTTCCTCGCCTGCGTGCCCTAATGCCCTAGAAAAGGCTTTTACGCGGTCGATTTGCCAGAATTCGCACGCAGGAGCCGGGCGGCCCCGGCTGGATACCGTCGGCGCAGTATTTGCCCCAGTAAGGGCGGCGGGGCATGAGCGCGGATAACTTGCAACCGTCGTGAAAACGGCGCGAAATTGGAGCCCGTGCGCGTTCCTGCTGGGTGCCCTTCGGCCTTGATCAGGGCGCAAAACGGCAAGGCGTACCCGCTTACATGATAGCATGGTGCGCGGGATCCCGTCAAGCCTGGGAGACCTGAAAAGAAGAACGCCAGATATAACCGCCGTTCGCCTTTTCAGATTCACCAAAAGCGCCCGGGGCGCTCGCCCCGGGCAAAGTGTAAATATTTACATAATCTCTTCAACGGTTCCCGTTCTGGAGCTTTCAAAAATCCCGTCACAGAGCTGACCGCGCAGCTCCTCCGCGCATTCTTCCGCGCTTTCTCTCGTTATCCTGACCACGCTAAAATCATTCGTGCCGGTCTTGTCCGCGTTCTCGATCTCAACCACGCGAGCCGCTCCGGGCTGGCTCCAGTCATACCGCGCCGACGGGCTGAAGCTCTCGCGCTGCCTGTGTCCCTCTGCTCCGTAAACTCTCCAAACTTTCGTAACTGCCATGTTAATCACCTTTTTAACCTTTCTTTTGTGCGTTGGTCTGCCATCATCAGAGCCGGGAGACCATCCCCGGCTGACGCTCCCAGGGCGGGAGCGTTTCGGCCATTATTCCCAGTTTTGCGCCGCGTAGGCTGCGGAGTTCTCGACGATAAACAGCGCTAACGCCTTTTCGAACGCTTCCATTGCTTCGCGGAGCAGGTCGCCGCGGGTCACATCCTCGGCGCATTGGTAATTATAAAATTGAATCATCTTAAAAAGTTTATAGTGCCAATCTGCCACGATAAAACGCCCGTTTTCCCATTCCGCGCGGTGGCTAATGTCGTGCGGCTGGTACTCGTCCGGCGCCTCCGCGGTGCGGTAACGGCCATTATAAGCGGCGTAGTTAAGGCGGGCGAGCTGCTCATAAATGCGTTTTTCTTCGAACACTCCGCCGACCTTACAACCGAAGCAAAAAAGAACGTTTTCGAGTTTCTCCGGGGCCTGGATCCCGTTAGAATCGTAAGCGGTGTTAATAATGCGCGCAATGTATGCGGCTATGGCTGCGGTGTTTTCTGGCTTTTGAATCATGCTTGACATTTGCAAATCCTCCTTTTTCTTTTGTTTGTCTCCCTGATCGGGGAAACCCGCCGCCATCGTCGGGCCGGCTTTCGTCCTCCGGGCGGGTTTTGTTTTATGCTTCCCTCCAATAAGTCCAGCTGTAAACCTTGCTTGTTCCGTAGCGCTTCAAGTAAGAATCAATCTTTTTTTCGTGTGCCGTCGCCGCAGTTTTGAAAGCCTCAATTATCAAGTTTATATCTTCAGCGGTTGCAACGCGGCATTCCCTGCCGTAAACCTTTAGCGTTTTGCCGGGCAACTCCTCAAGGCATGCACTGCCGCCGCAGGCGTCTAAAATTTCCGTAAGCCTGTAAAACTCTATTCCGGCAAGCCTGCAACTTTCCGTTTGCCCGGTGTACTTGGGTTTATGGATTGTCAAAACGTATTTATTCAGGTTCTTTGCTTCTTCCAGATCGTTAAGCCAGCGCCGGAAATGCTCCATGTTTTCATCCTTGAAATATTCCTCGCTTGTTCTTGCGTGCTGCGCCATCTTCGCCGCGTCATCAAAATCATAACCAGATTCCCCAAAGCAAAAGCGCGTTTTAACTCCCTCTTTTTCTACGGTGATAAGTTCACCCCCGGGAAGCTCCGCAAAAGCCGCAACGCTGTTTACGCAATAACTAATCATTTTTTCACTGCTCCAAGCCTTCCGGAATTCTTCCGTTAACATGGCTTTAACGTCTACCTTTGCCGCCTTGGGCGCGTCCTGCGTGGCTTCGATCTGTTCGCCCGTGATACTCTTGGCGAGTGTTAAGCGCTCCGGCGTCTGCTTCGCGTACCACACTTTTTTAACACCGTGCCAGCGGAAGCCAGCCGCCTTGAGTGCGTCCAGGGTTGCCGCTTCCGGCTTGCTGTTAAAAGATAATTCAATGCCGTTTAAATCCTTGTTGATTGTTAACTTTGTCATAGTGTTTTTCTCCTTTTCTCTTTTGTGGGTTTTCCGCTGTCCTGCTTCTCTCGGCCTGGGCTGCCTTTCGGATCCGTCCGGGCTGGTGCTTCGCGTTCGTTGCGGCGGGCTTTGTTTTCTTGTTAATATGATAATATTACATAAATACCATTTATGCAATAAGTATTTATTAAATACTCTTGTTTTCTCTGTATTGCATAAATACATATTCAATAAATACTGTCTTTTTGTGTATTATGTAATACCATTTATTAAATACGGCTCAATCATATTACACAAATACCATTATTAAATTCAATTCAGGGTATACATAAAGAATATTTAATAAATGCTTGACGTAAATATTATTTATGTAATATGATTAAAATGGAATCGAAAGAAATACATAACACGAAAGAGAAAAGGAGAACCGGCAGAAATGGAAGCGGAGAAAGCCATGAAGCAGTTAAAAAAGCAATATGCAAGACAGAACGAGCATATAAAAGAACACTACGACCGCGTAAGCGTCACACTCCCGAAGGGATCAAAAGAGCGGATCACGGCGACGGGATCCAGCGTAAACGCGTTTATCTCTTCCGCAGTCCTGGCAAAGCTGGAAGAGATCGAAGGCAAGCAGGCCGGGCCGATCCTGGACGAGGACGGCGAAAAGCTCCCGTTTTGGGACTGATCAACAAAAACCAAATAACACGACGAAAAAGAGGACTACGGCGAACCGGGACAAGATCCCGCGCGGGTCCTCTTTCTTTTTGCCCGGATCCGGTCCCGATCAGCGCCGCGCCTGGATCCTGGATATTTAAATTATTAAGGGGTCATGTATGGAGTTAGTAAGCAACGCCGAAAGGGCATATAACGACATAGATATATATAAACACGATATATTCGCCCTGGCTGACGAATTTCTAGAGACGCAGCTTGAACCGGAGCGCAGGCCGCTTATATATAAGCAAAACGGGATCTTTAGAGCCCTTATTATATATATCTCTAATCACATCAAAGGGAATATAAACAGAGGAGATATAAACCTTTTAGATGATTTATTTAATATATATATTTCCCTTTGTGTTAAATACGACAAAACGCCAACGCTCGGTATGTATGCGTATATGGTTGGGATATCCCCGGATATTATAGTTAGCTGGGAATCTGGGGAGTATAGATCTAATGTTTATTATGACGAAAGCAATAATATTATAAATAATATATCTCTATGGCAAAGAGATAACCCAGGGAAGAGATATATTAAAATGCCCAGCTCCGCGCACGCCGTCACCGTTAAAAAATGGAAAGAGACATGTAAAAATTTTTTGGTGGATTCGCTCCAGAATTCGACCGGGACGGACGCAAATAGAATTTTTATAGCAAAAGCCGCTTACGGCATGGCAGAAACGGCCCCGGTACAGGCAGCACCGCCGGAGCGGATCAGAACGCCGGAGGAGATCGCGGCAGACTACCCAGACGCGCCCAGGATCACGGGAGCCACGGCCCCGGATTTTTGACATTTTGCACAATAGAATTTTTCGTAAATTGTGCCGAATTTCCGCGCAAAAGAGCCGCAAAACCTTATAAAATAAGGCTTTATAAATGTTTGTTCAATTCTTGTATGTATGCGCAAAATTGAGATTTTGCGAAGAGATAGACACGAAAACGACAAAGAAACACGCGCAAAATTGAATTGTAGCGGCGCAATATATAATTGTATATGCAACAAATACAATTTGAAAAGCGCCCACCCTGGGGGTCTGTGGCCAGGATCCCCACCCCGCCCAACTGAGCCCCGTAACTAACTGTAAAACAAAAAATGTCACGTCATTTCACGGGAATTGACTTAGGGTAACCGGACGGAAGGGGTCTGAAAAAATTTTAAAGCATAAAAAGGCCATCGTCACGGTATTGGCGGTTCGACTCCGCCGGACGAATTACGGCGCTCAGCGTCAGGAGAGGTGGACCTGACGGCGAAAATGCCTGCGCCGGATCCATGGAACCCCTGCACGGTCCTTGCAGTCAAAAAATGGACGGTAGCCGAATGGTCTATTGGGAGAGGGCGCTCACTTGCTCATGGTAAGTGAGAGGGAAACGGTTCGATTCCGTTTTTCGGCATTGCGCGGTGAGAGTAGCAGGCAGCTGGCCGGAGGGATCCGGCGACACGGGTTCGAGTCCCGTCCGCGCAGTCCAATTTCTTTGTCCTTCCATGTTTTGCCTTTCGCCTCGTAGGGGAATCCTGTTGGCGCAAGCCATTGCGGAGCGATCCGCGAAAGGGCCATCGCACGGCCCGCGAGGTTTTCAAAATACCGCAGGAGGTGTTTTCATGAATGCAGTTATGTTTCCGGAAGCGAATTGCGTATACGTGGCGGACAAGTGTCGGCCGCTTCCCGTTTTGAGGATACACAGCGCGAATTTCAACGCTCAGGAATGCGTTTCGCTTTACGAATTTACGAACGAGGAGATCGTGGCCATGCTCAAACAGATCCAGCGAGGAGAGCGGCCGGCGATTTACCTGTCGGTGATCGGAGGGCAGCCTCCCGTGGCGCTTTGGCTGAAGGAGGAGAGTGAAAAATGAAATTTGCATTTGGGGACATAGTGGTCGTTGACGGAGACAAGATCGGTGTGATCGTTAAGAGCTGGTTCAGCTTTGCGAAGCACGGCAAGCCAAATTATGATGTGTATGTAAGGATGTATAACAGGATCAAGAACTATGACGAGGACAAGATCGAGCGTTACATGGTGAGGCACAAGTATTTGGACGAGGAAGAGCTTGAATACCAGAGAAACGCAATTATGGGCGTTTAAGGGGATTGCATGGTTTCTGCGAAAAATCTGGAAATCGTAAACAGAATAAAGCGTACGGGGCTAAGTGATTATCATTCGCTCAACAATCTTCTTGGCATGGCAATCGCGATAGAAAGTGACGAAGGGGATGGAGACGCTGAATACGCGCTCAAATTGTCAAGGTACGTCGTCAAGAGGATCCAGGAGTTGCCGCCGGACCCTGACCTGAACAACCTATATTGGAGAGCCCTTAGGTTCGAGGCTCCGCATTTGTTCGACAGTTTTCTTCTCTACATGGAGCGAAAAAGAAGACCGGAAAAACGGTTTTATCAACCTAGAAGGCGCACTTTGCGTGTCGTGGCGCAGGATTTGCAGGATCTTGAGGACAGAAAATTTGAATTCTACGGCCTTTCCCTTCCTCCCCGCGTTGGTAAGTCTACCATTTGCATATTTTTCCTTTGCTGGATCATCGGCAAACGCCCCCCGAGTCACAACGCGATGAGCGGACATTCCGGGATCCTTGCGGACAGGTTTTACAAGGATGTCTACAAGCTCACGACAAGCACCGAATATACCTTTGCGGAGATATTTCCAGACGTGAAACTGCCTCCGGAAACGGCGGCGGACAAGAACGAGCTCAGATTTGATCCGGACGAAAGCTTTGCCACGCTGACTTGTCGAGGCATAGACGGTACTTGGACGGGTGCCGTAGACATATCGAGTGACGGTTATCTGTACGTGGACGATCTTGTCCGGGACAGAACGGAGTCTTTAAGCGCCAAGCGCCTTGAAGCGCGTTATCAGGACTATTTGAACGTGCTTGTTGACCGTAAAAACGACGGATCAAGGGAACTTATGGTCGGGACCAGGTGGAACGTGATGGATCCGCTTGGCAAAGTTAAGGCAGCGCATAAGGGTGATCCCAGGTATTTCTTCCGGGAGATCCCTGCGCTTGACGAAAATGACGAGTCCAACTTCCAGTACGATTACGGCAAGGGATTTTCTACGCAATACTATCGGGACATGCGAGAAAAACTGGATCCGAACGAATGGATGGCGAAATATCAGCAAAAACCATTCGTCAGGGAAGGACTTTTGTTCCCCATCGACGAACTCCATTACTACAACGGAGTGTTGCCTGATGGCGGTTGCCTTAAGGCGGCTGCTTGTGACGTGGCATGGGGTGGAGGGGACAGTCTGTCAATGCCTTTTGGAGATCTGTTTGGCGATAAGGACGAGGGACCGGTTTATCTGCCGGACTGGATCTTCAACAAGGGCGACAAAACAGTCACAAAACCGCTCGTCAAGGCAAAGATCATACAGCAGGAATCAAACCTCGTGCGCTTCGAGGCCAACAACGGCGGCGACGAGTATGCGGAGGACGTTGACAAAATGCTCAGGGAGGACGGTTACAAGGTCAACATTACCTGGGGCAAGGCAAGCAATCAGGTAAGCAAGCTGGCCAAGATCATACAGTACGCGCCGGACATAAAACGCAGGTTTTACTTCCTTGCGCCGGAACTTCAGTCCGAGGAGTACAAAAACGCCATGGAAGAGCTTTGCATGTTCACGCAGGTTGGCA